AAAACAAAAGGGGGGCAAAGCCCCCCGAGTGTTTAGCTTGAACCGGGAGATCCGTAGATTCCCAGAGGATCGGATACGCCGAAGCTGTAACGCTCTCGCGCCTTGTAGCGCACGTTACCCGTATCGAAGTCACCGTCCATTGAAGTTTCCAGCGAAGTACGCTCGAAGTGCTTCAACCCGTTAGGTATATCAGTGATGATATAGAAGGCGTTTGTATCAGTCAGATAGTGATTAACCGCATATCCTTCAGGGATTACTCCCATGTTGCGGATAGCGTTGATATCGTTATCTGAAGTTGACACTCGCTGTGCTGTTTCAAGCAGTCGATCTGCTGTAAACATCAAAGCGGGTGGCACGATCAAACGTCTTGGCCTAGCAGCGATCAGCAAACCTCTTTCATCGGTGAAGGCAGCAATATCAATAATTGCGTTCTCCAAAGATGTTTCGTTGAGGTCAGCCGCCGTTGAAGGACGGTTGTCGTTTGTACCACCTGAAACGAGAGGGTGGCCGTCACCGCCGGTTACACCGTCACCACTTGCTGTAAACAAGTTAACACCATCACCTGATTGGTAGGAGTTGGTGAAACCGTTGTTCAGCGGGTTGACAGATTTAACCTGCTTGGTGTAAGCCATTGCCCGTGCCAGAGCCTTTGTATATCGCGCAGAAAGCGAGTCATACAAATTATCTTCTAAGGCTTCTTCCGTTATTGCGAAGCCCATAGCAATCGTTTCATGGTTGTATCGTGCCGTAAAGGACTCTTGCGCTGAATCATAAGAGATTGCAGAGCCTTCATTCTTCACAGGAGCGGCAGCAAAGCCGCTAAGCTTTACTTCCTCTTCAAAAGAGCGATCAGAGCTTTCGGTCTCATAAATGAGATCGTGCTCGTCCTCGTACTTTTCGTACTCCAAACCAAACAAGGCGTTAAGCCCCGGCAGTAGTTCCTTTAGCGTTTGTGCTCGTGAAATAGCCATTGATTATACTCCGAGCTTGGTTTCGTACGCATGACTTAAAGGCAGATAGGTCACAAGACAGTCAGTGTAAGCATCGCCTACCGTACTGCTTGGGCCATCTACGAATTCAAGAATACGCAGTGGAAGTGTGTTTGTTGTAGCAATAGAACCACCGTCTAAGGCGTTCTTGCTACGTCCGATTGCAGTTGATCCTGCTGTGTTAACTGCTGAGACGTTGTTGCCAAGACCCGTTTGGGCAATAGCTTCATCACCTTGCATTTTGAACACTAACTTAGGATCGTCAACAACATACGCCATAATATCCGAAGCCGTTGTAGAGGCAGGATATTGCTGGTTGAATGTTAATTGACTTGTAGATGGGTCAGTGTAGGAACATCCCACAAAGATACCAACCGTACCAGCAACAACAGCAGTTGTTACTGCGGCTTTTCCGACCGTGCCAGCTGCAACTAGCGCGACGAAATCGCCGTAGAAAATAGCAGTGCCGTAAGCACTAGCAATCTTCATGTGTCTAACTTTTCCAGAGTACGAACCACTAGCACTTAACGTGTTAACAGGTTCCGCCCCATTTGGGGTAGCAGAAGTAGCCATATATATGACCTCCTATGTTAAGAAACCACCCCACCCAAGGGTTAGTTTCTACCGAACGTTGTCCTCGTGCTTCTCTCAGGATCTAAGAGCGGCATGCGAGGGTCATTTTCTCTAAGATAGTTGTTGTCAACAGACTCCATTTGGTTGTCGGCCACCTGCTGGAAGTGCTTAGATCTTGCTCGCATCTTCCCTTCTGGTGCTTTGCATAAAAGCAAACCGCCAACTTCAACGTTGCCCTTGAAGCTAGAACCCATATCAGACTCCAGCATGAGTTCGGGATGATCTTCAGCCTTTACAGGCTCCCAACCTTCCCGAAACATTCTGGACGTATGTGTCCCATCTGATTGGCCTAGAATACTTGTCCTGACCCAACGAAAGACCCAGCCATCTTGCGGGGTCGGATCGGGTATTACAGAAGCAGGACTCCAAGAATCACTTGGCCTGACATCACTATCTCTTTCTTGTACATCTCTAGGGGTGCGCTCTTCAGTCATTGGTAATCTCCCAATTAAACATATTTGGCATATTGCTCGTCCGTTAACCCCAACCTCTTAGCGAGAGAGCGTTGAGATGGCGAAAGCTTCACTGTGCGAGGTTTGGCCCCATTATTTCTAGTTGTGGGGGCCACCACCATCGAAGGTTGACTAGCAGTCGAAGCTCGCTCTTGTTGGGAATCCCCAACCTGCCAATCATAATCTGGAAACGCTTTTCTAACCGTTTCATCAATCTGTCTGAAATATTCAGAAGAATTAGGTTTTACACCCTGATTCACTAACTCTGCATGCTTACCATAAGCAAGCGAGGTCATCGCCTCACGACCTGATGCCATGAACCAAGGGTTTCCCGCTGCCCACTCCTGAGTCTCAGGGTCGGGTTGTTTCGGTTGTTGCGGCTGTTGCGGTTGTTGTCGAGGCTGTTGCTGCTGTTGCTGCTGCTGTGCCGCCCAAGCCTGCTGGTATTGTTCTTGCTGTGCCTGTTGGTTTGCAGCAGTCTGGGCATAACGATCAGCTTCAGTTAGCTCCGTTGTTGCCTTGGTCAAAGCTTGCTGAGCATCAACTACATTATCTGTGTTGCCTTCCTCGTAAGCTTGCCTGTACTGCTCTTTTGCTTGTCCGACAGATAGCGCAGCGCGTTCTTTAATCTGACCGATTAGAGCCCGCTCGCCTCGGCCTATCAGGGATTCATACTCCCTGTTCTTTTCTGCGATTTGCTGAGCGACACGATAAGCTTCGTCCCGCTCCGCGAGCGCAGAGTCTCTTTTACGCCTCTCTTCATGAGAGTCGTATTTAAGCTTGTTAATTCTTTTCTGGACTCTTTTGCTGTACCCAGACAGTTCGTCGTCAGTCAGTTCTCCGTCTTCTGCCTCTGATACAGCTTCAACAGCTTTATCCGCAGCTTTATCCGCAGCTTCTTCAACAAGTTCTTCCTGCTGACCGCCTATCTTGGTGCGTACACCAAAGAACCTATCCTCATCGGACATTCTCTCTACATCTACCTGTTGTTCACTCATGCTTTAACAATCCCCCTCGGATCTTCAATAACAGCTTCAACGCTGTCGTCATTGATCAACCTGAACTCTTTTCCGTGGACTTTAAACCTTGTGCCGCTGTAAGAGCGCATCAAGATCCAATCCCCTTTAGAGCAGAAAGGCCCAGATGGAAATCGTCTCTCATCGTTATAGCAGTCTGGCCCCAGTTTGAGGACAAACCCAACGATAGATCCGATCTCTTCTTCGTAGAGAGTCGTGTTAGATTTGAGGATGCCACCATCGAATTCCTTTTCAGGGTCTGGTAGCGCGATCAGAATTTTATAGCCTTTCGGCTCAGGCAACTGATTTGCCTTGCGAGACTCTATTGTCTCGATTTCTTTTGCTAATGCTTCCATTAGGCCTTCCTTTGCACTGGAAAAGGCGTCCAGAGTCGCTTTCATTGCCGCCTATGCGGCGTTATGATTCTTCATATTTAGCTTGAAGGTCGAGTATTTCTCGCTCCGTTATTGCTAACCCTTCAATAATACCACAACATCTTGAATACTCTTCAAAGTTTTTGCAACCCCCACCGCTAATATGGTCGGCATGTTCGTTCATCTGGAGCCTGATGATTTTCCGAATATGCTCAAACAGGTTGTTCTCAGAGAAGCTACTCACCCATAATCTCTTTCATAATCTCAACGCCCAGCTTCGCGCCCTCGACTTGTTCCTTGGAGGCGATGCGTTTGCTTTCCAATTGCCCTTGGTCGTTGTCTTCAGAGATCCTGACCGCCAATTTGGCTTGCTCAAGCTGCATTTCCTGATCAAGTTTCTCTTGGTCGAAGCTTGCCTTCGCCATTGCTTTCTGGGCATCAAGCTGCATCCTCGCCTGCTCCATCATCATCTTGCCCTGTGCTTCCATCTCTTTAAGCTGCAACTCGCGTTGCTGCATCTGCACCACAGGGTCTTCCATCATCTGCTTGTTTTCCTGCATTTGCTGTTCTTGCTGGTGCTTGCCCAGCAACTGAGCTGCCGCTGGTGCGGCGAGTTGCGCTATCCTGTACTCGATGTCTTCCGGTAACTCTTCTCCCGGTATTGGTAGCTTGGTGCCAAGCTCTTTCTCGATCTCTTGACGGTATTGGAAGGCAACGTGTTCCTGCACATGGGCGAAGAATACCCCCTGAATCATGCCTGCATCGGGAGCCTGTGCCAGCAATTCCTGCATCTTGGGGTCATCCATTGCCGACATGTGAACCTGTATATGGGCTTCATGATCCTGATAGATGAACGCCTTCACCGGATCTCCGGTAATAATGCCCATGTTCTCGGAAACAGGGTCTGTCGGCACTATATCCTCGTTTGTCGGGACAATCTTGTCTGCATCCCGAATATTCAGCACTTCCAACATCTGGCGGTGCAGTAATGGCAGGTCATACAACTGCGGAGCCTGTACAGATAGCTGTAATGCCGCCTGATATTGCATAATCCGCTGGGCCATTGTGCCCGAATTAGGGTCAGAGACCGGGATAATGTCAATTCTGTCGTCAAAATCCTCTGAAACAGGGGTTTCGCTGTCCATAACGTAGGGATACGCCTCTGGCCCGAAATCTCGCACCAGATTCGCCAATAATTTCAATTCTGCGCGCATTGAGGCGTGTAATCTGGCCTGAATCGCGCTCATGACCTTCATTGACCGCTCTAAGATCGCCAAAGTGGTGCCAACCGGCGCTTCTGCGCTCATATCCGCGACTTTTACGTCAGCGGCAGAGGCAAATCTCCGGCCTTCGTCCACAATGTTGCCCAAAAGCTGGTACAGAACACCGCTCGGCTCCTTATACGGGAGGAAGCTGATGTTTTCCTTGATGGTGCCACCGGGAACATCCACATCTCGGAACTCTCCGGGCATGATTGGGGTGTCATCACCCTTGATTCGCAGGCCTCTGGCCTTCAAACCACCCGGAAGGTTGGACAAGGTGCCCGCATCGACCAGTTGCCGGAGCAATGAGGTAGCAGACTTGGCTAATCCGCCGATCATGTGGATCAACCCGAAGCCATAGAAGCCTAATCCGGGGATGTACTGGTAGTGAACGAAGTGTTCCCGCTTGTTTTTAAGGGAATCTTCTTCGTACCAGTTGCGCCTGACCGACAAAATAGAACCTGATGACAGGTCAATGGTAACCACATAGGGCAAACTGATCCCTGTCGGCTCACCGTCCCGTGTATCTTCAAAACCGGGGAGGTCTAGATCGACCAGCATCTCCAGCAGGGTGTGTCTTGAGTCAGATTCATAGCTGCCGTTGTCGCCGGTTAGCTCACTGTACTTCTCTTTGACCTTATCTGGGTCAGAGGATGCCGAACCCAAGTCGATGTCTAGATAAAATCCTGAGACCTGAAGCTTCCGAATATCGTTCGGGCTCTTCTTCATGACATGGGTAGCGCGTTCACAGGTCGCCAGATCGGATGCCCCGTAACTGACAACGAAGTCTTCGGCGGGGACAAACATACTGCACGGCCTGTTCATCGCTGGGTCGAAATAAACCTTCCTGAAGGCGGAGCCAGCCAAAGGCAGTGAGAACAGCATCCGTTCCGTTTCGGTGCGGTACTCTGTCATTTTCTCTGTGACAAGATAATTCAGGTAGTTCTGTACCCTGTGGGACTGTTTTTCCTTCTCGGCATCAATGACACCGACAATATTGGTTCTCACAGGGCCGCTGGCGGGGAATAGTTCCTGTATCGCTTGAGACTGGAACCGGATCACCGCCTCGGTTAAGAGCGGGTGGAACACGCCGCAGGCACCATCCCACGGGGTCGTCCTGTCTTCATGCTTGAGACCAAGGAGTTCAAGGCCGTCGATATAGGATTTTTCCCAATCTGAGCGGCTTTCCTTGTCGGTCTTGAAATGCCCCACTAATTCAGATGACAGCGAGGTAAGCTCTCTGGGATCTAGGAATTCTGCCAGATTGGCGTTGTGGTCAGCGCCTTCTAGGCCACCGGCTTCAGGGCCGAAGTCAATTAAGATCCCGCCGTCCTCTGTTTCAACAGAAACCGATTCCGGGTTTTCTATCTCTATCTCTATCTCGCCCATGTCTTGTCCGACAGGCGTGGGTGTTCTTAGGGCGCGATCAATAGCCATTTAGCCATTCTTCCTGAAATACTGGGTTCTTGCTGCGCCAGAGCCTCTGGCAGCGGTCTTCTTGGGGATAGGCGCTCCGCTGGAAACAAAGACACCCCCTGCCGCCATACCCTTCGACTTCTTCATGTCATTCTTGAGAGCGGTCGGGCCTCCAGAAGCCATCATTTTTGGCTGCTTTTTTAGCTTGCCGCCACCCATATATCCTTTTGACTTCTTCATTTAATCCTCGCTGTACAGGTTATTGAACACCCGCTCTGTATCGTGAATGTACTCTACATCATCTTTAGAGTTGTAGGTTTTCTGATTGGGCCTGAAGTCAGGTGCGCCTTCTCCCGCTTCAAACCAAGCAGGGTGAGTAACCCTAACTCGATTATTTGGCAAAGCAATTATATTGCCGGTATATTCGCCAGCATCGAGAAGCTCAAGAACATGACTTTGCTTATGTTGTGCAGGGTCATCTGCTACCTCACTGTCTGTGTAATCTACCGTAAAGTAATACTTTGCCGGATAGAAGTCCCCATCTACCTTGGCAATCCAAGGTGCAGGAGAAGCTCTTTCTATCTTGTAGACTGCATGGGTGTGTGACATGCAATCCCACGGCTGCGCTGCCCATACGGGTAATTCTTGGGGCCATTCCTCAAAAGGCGTATCGCCAACTAATGCCGTAATAGGCATTCTGGCCCACATGGCACCGCCATGAACGTTTGGCTCCTCGTTGTCGTAGGTCTCTGCCCCAGTAAATATTACCTGAAAGCTTAGGCACCTAGACGGCATTGTTGTTACAGCAACCGCCATAGCATGAAGAAACTCCCCATGATACTTCTGGTTGTTGTGCGTGTACTCTTTCCTTACCCAGCACTTAAAGTAGGGTATGTTGCTCTGCAAAAAAGCCACTAGTAGTATTCAGCCCTTTTCGGGTAGAAAGGCTCATCTTCTTCGTCAGAGTTCAAACGAAGGAAGCCTCCCTGCCTAAACCTAAGCAGTGCCTGCGTAGAGGAGTCAACGAGGTCGTCGTGCTCCCCGGCAGGAAAAGCCGCAAATTCTTCGATCACCTCCTCGGCAAAGCGGGTCTCTGGGCACCAAACTATGCCAGAAGCAAAGAGGTCTGATACCGCATTAACCCTTGATATTTT